GTTTACTGTAGGTCCTACTATTGCTGCACCAATTGCGCCAACCCCTGCTGGTAAAAATGATAAATCATTTTCTCTTGTAAAAACACCGGGTGAAATTATTTGTTCTGCCATCTTATATTATATTTTATAAAGTTATATCTGTTGGTTGTTCCCATATAAATATGAAGGAGAGTTATAAACCAACCTAAAATAATGATTAAATATAAAAACTTAATCGTCAATAAATATAAAAAGATATCGTAAAACTACTCTAAGGGAGCAAAAGTGCCTGTTTCTAAATCTATACTTCCTTTACCATATTTATCTGTGAGTTTCTTTGCTATAGTAGTTTCTTCTTTTTCTATAGATTTTAATTTATTTTTTAAGGTACTTTCTTGTTCTTCTAATTTAATTTTTTGAATAGATAATTGGCCAAACTGAAAAGATATTTCATCAATTCTATCTCTTAAATTTTTAAGTTCATTAAGTTCTTGTTTAGTAAAAGATTGAGGTGTATTTTTTATTTCTTGAGGTGATGGAAATTTTTGTTTTATAGCCATAACTTATTGTTTGTATATACATATATTAAAATACTAAAAACATTTATTTTACTTTTAATGTTTTTGTTTTATCTTTTTCTTGAATAACATATAAATCACCAGTTGATAATCCTATAGAGTTTGAAGGTAAGTCATCTACATTAACTTCTTTTATTGATTTAACTGCTGACCCTGTTGCTTCATTAGTAATATATCTTCTTAATTCATCAATATCTTCCTCCATTTTTTGAATTTGATATAATAATGCTGCTTCTCCTGGAAAATCTTGCAAATCTACATGTTTACCTTCTGCAAAAGAAGCTGATATTGAACTTACTTTAGATGCATTTGTTATTTTATGTCTACTTCCTGGTGAAATTCTATCTGCTAATGCCATATTTTTATTTTTATACTGTTGCTATTGTTACATACCCCCCATAAACTTCCTCACCTGATGCTTGGGCTAATTCTATAAATAAATAATTAGTGGTATCACTAGTTACATCAGTTATATTTATTTCTGTTCCTATATTACCTGTTCCCTTACTTGTTACTGTTTTACTATTAATATCTGCTTCATATACAGTAACTGCAGATGTTGCACTTCCATAAATATGAACATGTGTTGCTTTAAACCCAGTTGGTATTGGTATAGATGCAAATAATTTACCAGTACCGTGAGATTCTAACCATCTATCGCTACCTGTGTCATCAATCATTGCAGGTCTACCAATATCATCAGGTATAAAATCACTAACTAATATTTTTATTCTAGTTGTAGATCCATGCCATCCTGATAGAATAGTACCTCCAGATGATAAATTTCCCTCTACTTCTGTTTGGCCTTCGCTTTTTAATGTTAGTAATGTAGTACCATCTTCGGCTTTAAATACTAAATCATCACCAGATACTTTTAATTGTATTACTTGAGCACCTGCAGTACCATCCATATCAAGAGTTAATTGGTCGGTTCCACTATCTTGAAAATGAACCATTCCTGATGATGCATCAAATTTTATAGTTGTTACATCTAATGTAAGTGTAGTTCCATTAATTTCAGCTGCAGCTATAGAATTTCCAAATTTAAATGTTCCACTAGAAGCATACATAGCTTGAGTACTACCCAACATAAATCCATCACTACCTCCCGTACCTGCTTCAACTTTACCAGCTGCAACAATATCATCTGAAGATACTATATGTTCTGCTGTTACTGCTGAAGCTGTTACATCTGTTCTAAAATAAGCGCTACTTGCAGTTATCCCCCCACTTGATGTTATGTTGTTTGAGGCTGTAATGTATCCTTCAACAAAAAGTTCTGTAGTTCCTCCTTCACCTTTTAATACAGGAGTATATATAGAACTACTTGTTGCTATAGTACCTGATGAAGTTATATTACCAGTTACATTTAAATCATCACTTACCCCAACAGGACTATTTCCGGGGGCTGTAAATGTTTGTGCATATATTGTTCCGCTAGCACTTATATTACCAGAAGCTGTTATATCATTTGTAACTCGAATATTTATAAAACTACCTAATTCAGCTTTTATATTTCTAGAAGCTGTAATATCTCCTGTAGTTTTGGTGATTGATGAAGATTTTAATTGTTTAACTTCAATTTTAGAAAAGGGAGTTTCCTCTTCCTTTTTAGGTACATTTTGAAAACCATATCTACCTATTCGAAAAGTAGTTCCTATTCTAGAATATCCTACACCTTTATCTTTTTTAACAAATTTTAAAGAATCTTCTGAAATATAAAAATCTCTCCAAGGTCTTTCAAGACTACCTATGTCATATATAGGTTCTGCAGAAGCAGAGGGTAATACATGTCCTGCAACTTCTAATGTAGGTTGTGCTCCTATCTGAAATGAATTTAAACCTTGTGTTTCTATTTGCCATCCTCCTATTCCTGTTGATCCTTGTAGATATAATTTTGAAGCAGATATAGTAGAATCAAAGTGTGTTTCTTCTTGAGTAGGGGGTATATTTAAATTGTCTCCTTGTAATTTATATAAATCTCCTTTTTCATTTTTATAAAATACAGTACCTTCTTTAACATTAATAACAATATCATCAGATTTTAAATCTGAAGATATAGGATCTTGGTATTTGATTTTAATAGCCATAATTAAAATTTTATACTTATTTTACCATCTGATATTGTTACTTTACCTGCTGATATTGTTACTTTACCCGCTGGAGGAGGATCATAATCATATGTAACAGCCATATAGTAATGATCTAGGTATGCTTCTGAAGCGGGTGATAAAAATGCTATATGATCAAGTCTAATTCTAAGTGTATTTATGTCATTTTCAGTCCATGCACTTGAACCATCAGATGTAGTACGTGTTGCATATGAAGAATAATCTCCATCTTCATTATCAGCTATTGATGCTGCTTCTGACCACAATTCTGAACTAGAGCCATTTAATATTTTATGATAAAATACATGTGTTCCCCCCTCACCATTAGTACGTCCTTCAAAATAAGGTTTAATACTAGTTATAGAAGTAGGAGTATAAGTCAGATTAGTTAATTCAAAAGTCCAATCTAATGAATTATCCATAGTATTTCTAACATCATTTGATGATACTGTGTTTCCAGGATTAGTTACTCCTGTATTACTAACATCTGAAGCCCATACTAATTGTTCTGTTATTGTTGCCATTAATGGTTTTTATTATAAATATATTAAACTCCAATTACTTGAGATATATTTGCTGTTGCTACACCTTTTATTTGAGATATGTTTGCTGATGCTACTCCTGCTACATCAAATCCATATCCTGATAATACATAAGTAACTTTAATGTATACTTGTTGGAGAATATGCATATGAGGACCTGAAGTACAAGTAATAAATAAATTTAAACCATCTAACCTTGCATCTGTCCATGCATTTGAACCATCATAAGTTGTTCTTTCAGTTAGTGAGTATGTGTTCATTGCACCATTAGCAAGATTAAGGATATTTTCTGAAAATAAAGTTTGATTTGATGAGTTTCTTATTCTTGTTACAATAACACTTGAACCACTTTTAGCATCTAAAGTACCTACTATTATAAGTTGTATTGATGTTATTGAGGCTACTCCTGTGTTATCAAAATCATCAAGTTGCCATATAGCCTTACCTGTTGCACCAAGATTAGTTCTCCAAGTATTAGTAGTTTCACCTTGTGAAAGATGTGAAGCAGTTGTAGAATATGAGGTATTCCATCCATCTGTTGCATCATTTGAAGCTGGATTTAAATATACTATTGCCATATATTATGTTGTGTATTTAATAAACGTACTATCTGGGTTAAACCATATTTGTTTTTCTCCATCACTAGATATTTTATATCCAATAACTCTTATTATATTATTATTACCTGAAGGTTTTGTTACACTACAGTCCCCAGCAGTTGTTGTTAAATATAAAACATCTCCTATATCTCCTGGATCATGATCTAAAGTTACTGTTCCTCTTAATAATATTCCATTAACCGACGCATCAGCTCCTAAAGCTACTCCAAGTAAACCATCTGATTTTGTATTATCATCTGCATCTGCTAATTCCCAATCACCGTCCCCATCGTAATGTACTATTTGTCCTGCCGCTATTGTTTCAGCTTCACCCCCAAAGTAAACAACATCACCACTATGTAAACCTGCTGTATCAGTTGGTACTGAGAACTTTCTATTACCTTCATATATGGTTGATTTTAATAAACCTGATGAAGGGTTATATGTTAAATCTCCATCTGATTCTAATCCTAAATTACCTCCATCTATATCACCTCCTGCTGTAAAAATAATTGCATTTGTTTCGTTTGTGCTTTCATTGTCTGTAATAGTAACTGTTGTTGCAACAGTAGCAGTTCCTGCTGTTGCAGCATTTAAGTTAGCTACTTGGGTAGTTGATGCAACTGTAAATGGAGCTGTTCCAGTAGAAACATCGGATTCAAACGTTTGAGCTCTAAGTTCATGGGATCCTATGTCTAAATCTCCTCCCGCAGTTAATGTTGTTATACCCGAAGAACCTATGACAACAGCGTCGGTACCACCCGCGGTTAAAGTTATAGCATCTGCGCCAAAAGTCACTTTAGTATTTGGGTCATCTGAATGTATTATATCGCTACCAACACTAAGTTTACTAGCGGTTACATCTGTTCTAAAATAAGCGCTACTTGCAGTTATACCACCACTTGATGTTATGTTACTTGAGGCTGTGATCATTCCATCAACATGAAGTATAGTGTGTTCTCCCTCACCTATTAAAGTAGGAGTAAATACTGATTGGCTTGTTGAGAAAGTACCTGATGAAGTTACATTAGATGTAAGATTTAATATACTATTTTCTCCATTTATAGTTGGAGTATATATCGATTGACTTGTTGATATAGTACCTGATGATGTTACATTACCTGTAAGAGTTACTATATTTGTTGCAGAATCTACTACTATATTAGCTGCTGAATCTAAAGTTATACTGTCTGCACTTTCTATTTCTCTTACTAAAATTTTAGCACTTGCACTTACTGTACCTGCTTCTGCATCTATTTCTACTGTTGGGGCTGTAGCTACTTCCTGGAATTTCCATTTAGCAAAACCAGTAATAGTACTACCTGCCATAAAACTACAGCTTATTGTTGTATTAAATAAAAGACCATGAGAACTAGGTTGAGAAAGTGTAAGAAATGATTGAGCTCCATCTTTAAGTCTAATATCACTCCCGTCAGCATTAAGTTCTATATCTCCTGAAGCATCTAATGTTATACTAGACCCTTCAATAGTGTTAGTTGCAACTTTAGTTGCAGTTACAGTTCCTGTAGATGGGTTATAATGAAAATCTCCATCCATTTCTAATCCGTGTTGGCCTGTACTTGTTCCTGCGTCTTCTATAAAAGGTATTAAGTTATTTTCGTCTGTACTTTCATTATCTGTTACTTGGACATGTAATGCATCATTAACTTGAGTATTAGCTATAACAGTTACTATACTAGTACCATCTATTGTAAGACTATCTGTTTCAAGAGTTCCATCTACATCAACATTACCACTAATATCTAAAGCATTTGCTATTACTGTAGCACTTGAACTTATATTTCCATCAGTGTGTATAGCTCCTGATGCTGTTATAAAACCTGATGATGTTATATTACCTATAAATTGATGAGTATCGTCTGTTGTGTCTCCAAATATAGTAGAACCTGATGTAACAACTGTTATACTTTCAGAAACTATATAAGATTGTGCTCTTACGGCACCTGAAACTATAAGATCAGGTCCATCAAGTTTTAAAGGTAGTGCACTACCTGTACCATCATATATGTTTTCACCGTCTGTTTGGAGTACTCTTTGATAAGTATCCTGAATATTTTGATCTGTAAGATTGGGTAGAGTCATTTATAACCATTTTATTTCTTTTTTTGTAATCTTCTTAAAACACCGTTTATAACTTTATTAGTATCTTTTACAGTATTTTCTTTTAAGTAAGTTGCAACTATATTATTAAGTTTATTTCTTTTATATGAAATATTTTTAATGTTAATATTTTCATTTACAAGTAATTTAAGTAAATTAACTACATGTTCTTGTTCAGAGTTAGTAACTTTAACAGTTGCTTCTACAATAGGCTTCTTAAGTGTTTGAGATTTAACTTCTACTGTTACTTTTTTACTTGTTTCTACTTCAAAATCTGATTCCCAAGGTGTAAAAAATGTGTCTTCTGCTATTACTTCTAAACGTATATTACCAGTAGTATCTTCATCGATTAAACCTTTTAATTTTCTAATTGGAATTTCACATTTACCTCCACTAGATATAGAACCGTTAAACATTAAAGAGTAGTCTTGTGTTTCAACTACTAAACGTGCTTTTGATTTTTTTAAACTTGCTCCTTGAAGTTTAATATCACATTCAAAAAGTTCTGATTTATCGGTAAATAATTTGTACATGGTTATAAATATAAAATTATAATTAAAACTTAATATTTTCTGTCATTATTTCAATTCCTAATATTTCTTTTGCTACTAACCTAACATCATTTACTTTTATTTTATAGTCATTAACATATTTTGATTCTTTATATGTTTTCCCTTTTACCTTACAAATAAGTTTTATAAGACGTTTTTTCTTTTCGTCTTCCCACTTTTGCCAAGGCATGTCATCTATTAAGTCACCTCCTCCTCCTGCTGCGGCTTTAATTAATGCTACATCATTCCATGTGTAAGGAATTTTTGACGGTTTAAAACCAGGTTTATATCCTTCACTAGGGGGTGCAGTATTCCATTTAAAGTCTGCATTATTCCATTTTATAGGGAATTTTTCTTCTGACATTTATTATAATATTATAGCAGCAAATGTTGCACTTCCTGCACTAAAAGCAGCATTATCTTCATTACCTAAACTCATAAAAAATCCAGAACCTGTTCCTGATCCTTGACCAAAAGCAGTTGCAGATAAATTATGTGTAGTACAATTAATATTAACTACGTCTGTAGCAGTAACTGATGTATTTTTGATAAAAGTTACTGCTGATTTTGCAATTTTACTTTCTGCTTTACCTGGAATAGTTGGTATTCCTGTAAGTACAAATGTTATAGATCTACCAGATCCTGCATCTATAGTAGCTCCATAAGTACCTACTGTACCCTTTGCTGTTTTTCCAAAATTTAAACCATCAGATCCTAATATAATTCCTTTAGCTACAACATTACCTGTACTAACATTTATATAAGTAAAAGATCCTGATACTCCTTTTATATTAGCAGACGATGTTATATGACCTGTAGCAGAAGCACTTACAAAGCCTATATTACTTGCTGTTATTTGATTTATGGTAAGATCACCACTTCCACTTATATTACCTGTAGATACATTTAAATCTCCTACTACTTCTAAACTCTTACCAACAACAAAAGATGAACCTATACTACCTGTTCCTATTCCTGATCCTGCTAAGAATATTTTTTGTTGTTCAACATATCCTATTTTAGCATAAGAGGCACTAAAAGTACCTGATAGTATTTGAGTACCCGTTTCTGCTAAATTTAATTGAGAGTCTATTAAATCTACATAATTTGATTCATTAGGGGTATCTCCTGATTGGAAATATGTTTTTAATGTTGCTTTTGTTACTTTTGCCATTTTTTATGATTTAATTTTTTGTCTACCAATTTCTCCAAGTCCTATTCCTAGATCTTCTTCTAATGGTTGGGATATTGTTGCTGATTTTTGTAATTTTTCTCTTAATTCTTCTCTAGTTTCTTTAACACCACTTGCATCCATAACAACTTCAGATCCAAAAGTTACTATAGATTTACTAAATGATTTTTTCATATTTTCACTAGCAAGTTTTTTATTTAAACTATCTGGTACTAAATATCCCTGAATAGTTAAACCAAAATTAGATTTTACTGTTCTATTTTCTCCTTGAACTATTTCTGTTATATTGTCATACGTATCTATTTTTGCGTTAAATTTAAATTTTTCTGGATCTCCCCAATAACTATCTGATGTGTAGTTGATCATTTCTATTAATTTATTCATTTGAGCCATATAATCTGTCCATATGGTACATGTGTATTTTAAAATAATATAGTCAGGTATTACTACGGCGTATTTTTCTTTTTGGGGTATTCTGTTTTGTAATACACTAAAATTATCATATCTATTTCTTTTAGAGTATTTTTCTTGGAATGTATAAAAAAATTGTGGATTATTAGCATCTAGTTTATTTCCTAAATCTCTTCGCTTTTCAACACTATCTCTTTTAAACATAATAAGAGGAACTTGTAGTTTACCTTCTTTATCTCTAAAATATCCATCTTTTTGAACTCCTTTCCACCTTTCAGGAGATCCATATATAATAGGAACTAAGGTTCTATTTCCATCTACAATAACTGAAGGTTTTATGACATTGTTAAAATAATACATAATAGATTCATCATGGTCTTGTAATCCTATTGAAACATCTCTTTGAGTATCATCTTTACGTGATATATGGTTGCCTTTATTTATACTTGCTCTATTATCTGGTGGAGGAAATGATCCTTTTTCTACAGGAAACCCTTGAGTTTCTGGAAATTTACCTTGATCAATATTAAAATTAGCAGATAAGTTGTTTCTTAACTTATT